CATTTACTTGGTCAGGCTCACCCAAAGGAACTGGCCTCTTTGGTCAGCAAGTGGCGCAGGCGGGTGGCAAATACATTACGATCACTGAAGGTGAATGTGATGCTATGGCGGCATACGAACTTTTGGGGAGTAAATGGCCGGTTGTATCTGTTAAAAATGGAGCGCAGGGCGCGGCAAGGGACGTTCAAGAAAACCTTGAGTTCCTTGAATCGTTTGATACGGTGGTTATTTCTTTCGACAACGACAAGCCCGGACGAGAAGCCGCAAAGAAAGTGGCGCGTATTATCAAGCCCGGAAAGGCCAAGATACTTACGCTCCCTACTGAGTTCAAAGACCCTAATGAAATGCTCAAGCTGGGCCACCACAAAGCTTACGTCACTGCGTGGTGGGCTTCAAAACTTTACACGCCGTCTGGGATTCTGAATGTCAGTGAAGAACGTGAGAACTACAAAAAGCGTGAGCGCAAAGAATCTATTCCATATCCTTGGAGTGGACTCAATGTAAAGCTTGATGGCCTGCGACAAGGAGAGTTGATTACTTTAACGGGCGGTACAGGCTTAGGTAAATCTAGTGTTACTCGTGAGCTTGAACACTGGCTCATCACCAACACCAACGACAAAGTAGGCGTCATTGCTCTTGAAGAGGATTGGCGTAGAACTGTTGACGGTATATTATCTATTGAAGCCAACGCCCGTTTACATATTGATAGTGTTCGGGCTGAGTTCAGCGAAGAAGAGATCGACAACTTCTTCAATGTACTTTACGATGGCGAGAATAAAAACCGCGTGTTTGTTCATGCCCATCTTGGGATGAACGATGTTGATAGTGTGTTCTCTAAACTGCGCTTCATGGCAATGGGCCTTGAGTGTAAGTGGATAGTTTTTGACCACTTGCATATGCTCCTGTCGATGACAACGGATGGTGACGAGCGCCGTAACATTGATTCAATTATGCACAACTTCAGAACGCTGGTAGAAGAGACAGGCGTGGGCCTCATACTTGTGTCACACCTCAGAAGGATTGACGGTAATCGTGGTCACGAGAATGGTATTGAAACAGGACTGAATCACCTACGTGGCTCACAGAGTATCGCTCAGTTGTCAGACTGCGTGATATCTTTGGAGCGTAACCAGCAATCAGAAGACCCTGTTGAAGCCAGCACCACACGAGTCCGTGTACTCAAGTCCAGATACACAGGCGATGTCGGTTTAGCAACACACTTGTTTTACGACAAGGACAGTGGTAGGCTCAGTGAAATAGCTATGGAAGTAGAAGAACAAGATGAGATTGAATTATGATTGGATGGGTAATAGTATTAGCAGTGTGGATGACTTACATTGAAGTTGAACACCCTAACCGTATGCACGAAATAAAAGCTGAGTCTGATTATGAAGAGCATAGTATTTGATATTGAGGCTGACAGTCTAGAGCCTACAAAGATCTGGTGTATCGCCGCAGTTGATCCTGACTCTGGCGAAACAAAAACCTTTGGCCCTACAGAAATTGTTCAGGGCTTGGCCCACCTATCGTCTGCCGATAAGCTGATTGGTCATAATATTATTGGGTATGATCTACCAGCAATCAAAAAGATTCACAACATAGATCTGACAGAGAACTGTGCAATTGTAGATACGCTTGTACTATCTCGCCTGTTCAACCCAACACGAGAGGGCGGTCATAGTCTTGAGTCTTGGGGATATCGTATTGGCCTACAGAAAATAGACCACACAGAGTTTGGAGAATACTCTCCAGAAATGTTGAACTACTGCCGTAACGATGCGGTCTTGAATGCCAAGATGTTTAACAATCTTAAGTCAGAGTCTCGTGGCTTCAGCCGTCAGTCAGTTGTACTTGAACACGAGACATTAAAAATTATTGCAGGTCAAAGAGAGCGTGGTTTTCTTCTAGACATAAAGGCCGCGACATTACTTGTCGCTGAACTAACTGATCGCCTCAAGGAAGTAGAACGCGAGGTGCAAAAGACATTTAGGCCAAAACAACTTAAGACCGTTCTGCTACCTCAGTTTACAAAGACAGGTGCGCTATCTAAGATGGGTCTTATTGAAGGCTCAGAAAAGAAAAGCCGCTTGACTCAAGAAGAGTTTGAAGAGATTGCTACCAAGCGTAAGGCTGTACGCATTGAAGAAGTCCCTTTCAATCTTGGCTCACGTAAGCAGATCGGTGAGTATCTAATTGACTTTGGGTGGAAGCCGCAAAGGTTTACTCCCACAGGACAGCCAATCGTAGATGAGTCTACGCTCAGTAAGATCACTGATATACCTGAAGCCACACTTATCGCAGAATATCTTTTACTTCAAAAGCGTATTGCTCAAGTAACTTCATGGCTCAAAGAGGCGCACGATGATGATCGTGTTCGTGGCTTTGTCAATCCAAACGGAACTATTACAGGCCGTATGACACACAACAGCCCCAACATGGCACAGGTTCCTAGTGTTTCTGCTCCCTATGGTAAAGAGTGTCGCTCTTGTTGGACTGTGCCAGAAGGATATAAGCTGGTCGGTATTGATGCTAGTGGTCTTGAGCTAAGAATGCTTGCACACTACATGAAGGATGAGGACTTCAAAAATGAAATACTGCACGGAGACATACACTCAACTAACCAAAGACTTGCAGGGCTTGAATCAAGAAATCAGGCAAAGACATTTATCTATGCACTCCTATACGGAGCAGGAGATGAAAAACTTGGCAGTGTGGTTGGAGGAAACAAGCGTGATGGTGCGAAACTTAGAAAGCGTTTCTTCGATAATCTCCCTGCATTTAAACATCTTAAAGACGCAGTTGGACGAGCGGCTTCAAAAGGTTTCTTGAAAGGTCTTGATGGGCGCAAGCTTTATATCCGATCTGAACACGCCGCATTAAATACATTGCTTCAGAGTGCCGGGGCTATCGTTATGAAGCAGGCTATGATAAACTTGAATCAAGCAATCAAACTCAATACACTGGACGCACACTTTGTCTGCAACGTGCATGATGAATGGCAGATAGAAGCTTTGGAAAAACAATCTGATTGTGTCGGTCAGCTAGGAGTAGAAGCTATTCGTAAAGCGGGGGAAGAGCTAGAGCTTTTCTGTAATCTTGACGGCGAGTACAAGATAGGAGATAACTGGAGTGACACCCACTAATCACGATCCTAGTCGCATAGGTGACTTAGCAGAACATTACGCCATCACATGGTTATGGGACAACGGCTACCATGTATTTAAAAACTGTGGCTGTACAGGGCCAGTTGATATTGTGGCACTAGACCCAGAAGGCAACATCACTTTGATAGATGTTAAGTCCTACAAAGATGGTAGATTGTCTGCCAAGACGCCTCTGCAAAAAACTCTTGGTGTGCAGTACCTTCATTACAATTCACTTACACGCAAGTGTCGATTCGTAAGGCATAGAAAATGAAACTTGACACATTAGTTGACGATATTTATGGACAGCTTAGTAAGTTGTCTGAAGGACAAGAATTTAATTTATCAGATGCAGATCTAGACTTTACTGTAGATCGTATCAAAGATTCCCTTCGGGCTTGGGCTAGGCCCTCTGAAAGAAACTCAGGGTTTACTCTGCGTATGTCTAATGTTGGTCGGCCTGCCCGTCAACTTTGGTATGAGCAAAATTTACCAGTTGAAACTTCAGCGCCCTCCCCATCATTACAAATTAAATTTCTTTACGGTCACATCTTAGAAGAAATTCTTCTTATGCTTGTCCGTGCCTCTGGTCACGAGGTAACTGACGAACAGAAAGAAGTAACAGTTAAAGGCGTGAAGGGGCATATTGATTGCAAGATTGATGGTGAAGTGGTTGATATTAAAACCGCATCTAAGTTCTCGTTCAACAAGTTCCGCGAGGGACGGTTACGAGAAGATGATCCTTTCGGATATATGTCACAGCTTGCAGGCTACGAGGAGGCTGAAAAGTCCTCTGAAGGCGGCTTCCTTGTAATCAATAAAGAAAGCGGCGAGTTATGTTTATATCGCCCAGAAGAGCTTGACAAGCCTAGCATCAACTCTCAGATACAAGGTGTAAAGAAAGCTCTGAAATTGGCTACTCCCCCGCCACGTTGCTATGAGTCTGTGCCTGAAGGAAAGAAAGGTAACATGAAGATTCATCGCAACTGTAACTACTGTCCGTACAAGTTTGATTGCTACAAAGATGCAAATAACGGTACAGGTCTAAGAGTTTTTAAATATGCAACCGGCCCTGTCTATTTAAGCCACGTAGAAGTTGCACCAAGGGTGGAGGAAATTTATAATGAATCGACGCCTTTCTAAAAAAATAAATCAGAAATCAATTGACATATTCCTTGAGTGGTTGAGTAGTGTAGTATCAGAAGAGCAGGCGGCTCAGTTTGTACGAAAAAACTATAAAGAATATATACCTGATAACGCATACTACTATGTTCGCGGTTCACACAGAAATTCTTTATTCACGCCCCGCTGGATAAAAAGAAATTTAAAAAGAAAACTCAGGCAAAAGCCATCTAAAAAACTAGACAGTTATTGTATGGCTGATTTAAAATGAAAGCCTTGACGCTGGAAACGCTAATATTTTTTTGCGCCAAACAGTTAGCAGAAGAAGAAACAATAGATGATGAGCTTTTACTTGAGTTATATGCTATATTAAAAATTCACTTTGAAGGAATAACTACAGTACATTGAAACCAAAAATAAAAAAAGGATATAGGAAGGCTCGCGTCAAGCGGCCTACTGACAAAGCACCTGTTCGTGGATACGATTCTAATTGGGAGTATGAGTTACACTCAGGTATCCTAAATGATTGGAAGATACATTCGGAGCAGGCGGGATATATTGTTGAGCATACTTATCATCCAGATTTCATTCGTGAAATAGACGGTAAGAAAATATATCTTGAGGCAAAGGGCCGTTTCTGGGATCACAATGAATACAACAAATATGTTTGGATAGCTAAGGCACTTCCAAAAGATATTGAGTTGGTGTTCTTATTTGCTGATCCCAACGCCCCCATGCCACAGGCCAAGCGCAGAAAAGACGGCACCAAAAGAAACCACGCTGAGTGGGCCTCTTCTAAAGGATTTAGATGGTTTTCTGAAGACAGTATCCCAGAAGATTGGATAGATGTTTCAAAGAGGGGGAGCATAGGTGATGATGAATGATCGCAAGCGCGAGCGTTTAGAAAAGTTTAGCCGACATAAAAGAAAGAAGTATGAAGAGCGGCCTGACGAGAAGTACAAACCAATAAAAAAGCGCAACAAATATAAACTAAACATTAACGACTTGAATGACATTGAAGAGTTGGAATGAAATCACCATGCACAAAAGTCTGCAAAATAGAAAACGAAGTTTGCATTGGGTGCGGTAGAAACCTAAACGAAATAAGTAACTGGTCTAAATACACAACAGAAGAAAGGAGTAAGATCATTGGACGCCTATCAACAATACATACACAAAAGTCGATACGCCCGTTACCTTCCAAGTGAAGAGCGGAGAGAGACATGGCAGGAAACAGTAACTCGCTATGTAAATTATTGGGGATCTAAACTTAATGTAGATGAGCAAGTAGAGATTCATAAAGCTATACATGATTTAGAAGTCATGCCGTCTATGCGAGCCTTGATGACCGCTGGCGAAGCTTTAGATCGTGACAATGTAGCAGGATTTAATTGTAGTTATATTGCTATTGATAGTCCTCGCGCCTTTGATGAAATGATGTACGTACTTATGTGCGGTACAGGCGTTGGCTTCAGTGTCGAAGAGCAGTATGTTTCTAAACTTCCAGAAATTGCAGAGGATTTTCATGCAACAGATACAGTCATTCATGTGCCAGATTCAAAAATTGGATGGGCGAAATCGTTTAGGGAGTTGGTTTCGTTGCTGTATTCAGGTCAAATACCAGAATGGGATACAACTAGAGTTCGACCTGCGGGTGCCTCGCTTAAAACTTTTGGAGGTCGTGCAAGCGGCCCAGAACCTCTTGTTGAACTCTTCAAATTTACAGTTAGATTATTTAAAGGAGCGGCTGGACGAAAGCTTACGCCCCTTGAATGCCACGATCTTTGCTGTAAAATCGCTCAAATAGTTGTTGTAGGTGGGGTAAGGCGTAGCGCCCT